TCTGCCTGCAGCATCTACGGCCTCTTCACCAAATTCTGCTTTACCTGATAACAATGCATCATTAACTTCATTTAAAAATACTTTTCTTTCTTGTGCAGTACCTTTGTTAAACACAGTACGCATAGCCGGAAACATTTTATCAATATCCATATCTAAATTTCTAGACAAATTTCTTGCAACGTTAGCGTCAGCAGCTCTCAAGCCAATGGATTCTCTTTCTAATTGAAATTGTTCTGCAGTCTTACCACTTCTTGCTCTGAAGTTAGCCATAGTTTTATCAATCCATCTATCTAATCCTGAATTTGCTACGTCTAAATTTTTATTTCTGTTAGTGATCTTACCTATTAATTTACCAGTACCACCAAGAACACCTGTGAATAGTGCACCCTCTGTACCAAATTTAATTCTATTTAATATTTCTCTTGTTGCATCCGGACCTGTATCACTTCTATCTATTGTAGTTGGTCCACCAATAAGATCTCCAAGAGTTCCTGCTTCATCTACGTCACCAATAAATACACCTTCAGCTATACCACCAGCTAACGCACCAGCCATAAACGCTCTGCCTTTTCCTTTGGCAGTAAGTTCTAAAGCTTTGTCTGCAGCTTTAACCATAGCTGGATCTGCTAATTTAAATAAAGATTTGTTTTGACCTTTAAGCATAGCCGTCCTTGCTATACCACTGGCACTTTTAAAAGCTACACCACCAGGCACACCAATGTTCACTAATAGTTTTGTAATTTTTCCTGCTGTTGTTGCTTCTGCTTTCTCATCAAATTCTGTAAGGTCATCAAACCATGCTTCTACTCTTGCAGCCTTACCACTATCAATACCTAGATCCATTAGACTTGCACCTAAGGAAAAGAAACCTTTAGGTATACCAATAAGACCAGACGCTACGCCTGATAACATTGATTCTATTGTGCCTACTTTGTTATTTGATTCTTCAGCTACGTCAAATATGGAAGCCATTCAATCCTCCTAAGAAATTTTATAATTTGGTGTTACGCTGCCATCCTCATTTACTGTAATAAGTGAATCTTTAACTACATAAAGCCCTGGAGTTACTTCTTCAGGTGGGTTTTTTTGTAAATTTTTAGTTACTATTAATTCCATGAAAGAAACTGTATCTCCACCACCTTTAATATGTTTATCTACTAGTGATGAATCAACAATGTCAACTACCTCACCACCTTTGTCTATTACATAACCTGCTAATGTAGTACCTGTAGCATTTTTACCTTTTTTATTTCTGTGGTCACTTAATAATTCTTGAAGAGTAGGTCCTGACATTTTCTTTTTATTCATTGCTATCACACCTTCTTTATATTCTCTATCCAATGCTTTTGTTTCTTTGTTCATTTCATTATCAATCTCACCTTTAGCAACAAGAGATCTTAATGCATTCTCTGTGTCTGAAACTTTATCAAATCTTTTACTTGCAGCTGCAGTTATTTTAGTAATTAAACTACCATCTTTAAGTTGTTTTTTTAGGTTACCACCTTCTTGAATAATTTTACTTGCATCAACTAGAGATTTATAAGCTGCATTTTTACTCATGCCTTTGATGTCCATAATTTTTCTATAGTTTTCCATTTTTTCTCTTCTTGCTTTGTTTTCTAATTCTATTCTCTCTGCTTCAGTTAATTCTTTTGCTGGTTTTTCAAACTGTCCTCCGTCAACAATAGTTAAATTTTCTGGCATACCTATTTTTGCTTTTCTTTGATTGATAAGTGAAGGTTTACCTGGTTCGGGTTTAGGTTCTTTACCCAATAATTTATTAATACCATAACCACCTGCAGTTAATGCTATACCTGGATTTGATCTTAAAAGACTTCCAGTTGCAAAACCTGCACCAGCTCCTGTATCAGCCATACCTGCTCGTATACCTTTACTTGGCAGAAGTGTATCTTTTAACCTACCTGTAAAACCTAGGTTTTGACTAAAAGGTTTATAGGCTCTAGATGCTTTAAACCCTCTGTATGCTGCTGGTAAAAATCTCATTGCTGCAGCTGCTGCAGCCCCTAATAAAGGAAACGCATAGTTAGCTCTACCATCATTTGACATTGGGGACAAAGGACTACCTACAGTATTAATTGCCTGAGGTTCACCCATAGACCCACCGTTTCTTTTTGGTTCTCTAATCCCGTTCATAACACCTTCTTTGATAGGGCCACCGTACCTGAACATAGGTCTATTTAAAGTTTTCATAATTAGTTTCTTCTGCCACCATAGATTTGACCAAATAATCCTGCAACACCTGTAGCACCAGCTAAGGCAGATGCGTAAGGATCTGCTGAACCTTGATCTTGATATTGTGATCCGGCTACACCACCAGCTAAACCAGTTAATGCGTTACCATATTGACCAAGTCTTCCGTAAGATTCGTAAGCTCCAGTTCTTGCTTGTTGTTGATCAGCTGTTAACTGAGCTTGATTTTGTGCTTGATTAACTGAACCCAAAGATCCAAGAGCATTAATATCTTGACCCATGCCTTGTCTACCAAAGTCAGATAAACCAAACTGTTGATTCATTTGATTACCGTATGCACCAGCTAATCCTTGGTTAGAAAGATTCTGTTGATTTTGCATTTGAAATAATTGTCCTTGATTACCAAATAATTGTCCTTGATTTTGAAAATTTTGTTGTGCTAATTGATTAGCTTGACCAAACCCTTGTTGTAACATCGAAGCTTGTAGTGCTGATCTATCTGCTAATGAATCTGCATTGTACTGACCCATCATAGCACCTTCTCTACCACCACCAAAATTTCCTGAAGCAACTGCAGCATCTCTAATTTGTTGTTGTCCACCTAATCTTTGTTTGTCAAATTCTGATAATGTTGCGTCAATAACTTGTGATTGATACGGAGACATAAAAGGTTGATAAGCTTGTGCACCTGTCATACCTGCTTGACCTTGTGCTATGTTACCAGCTTGGTTTTGAATTGCACCTAGTCCACCTACTGCTGTTGCAGCATTTCCCAGAGCCCCGGCCCCTTGTGTTTGTGCAGTTTGTGCTGCCTGTAAATATGGTGAGTAAGAACCTACACCTTGTGTAGCAAGCGCTGCCGCTTGTGTTTGCATAGGATCTTGTCCAGCAACAAATTGTCTACCGGTAAATTTGTCGGTATCAATAGGTGCCGAATAAGTGGCCTTGGCCTGTGTTGCGTAATCTTCTATCGCTGGTTCTAAAAAATCTGATATTGCCATTATGCCATCCTTGATTGTAAAGCTTGTTGTTGTTCATACATTGCTTGCGCGCCGTTTGGTTCTTCTAACTTCAGATCCTCTATCTATATCTCCACCGCCTGCATTTCTTACAGCGTCTGCAGTGAATACAAATTCGTTTTTACTTAATCTTGCAGGTACATCATCAGCTCTTTCTTCGCCACCCATTTCTACAAACCCACCTGTCTCTCTGTAATCTTTTTCATTGCCACCCATGTCAATCATCTCTGATGCTTCTTCCGTGTCCATGATCCCACCTTCAGCAGCATTAACTCTTACACCACCACTAGGATAACCAAATTGATTAGTGCCTGCAGGTGTTCCGTATCCTGGCACACTCATACCAGCCATTCCACCATCAGCTGCCATCATAGTAGGTTGTTCCATACCTTGAGACTGTTCTTGTTGTTGCATTACTGCTTGGACAAATTGTTGAAAAGATAAATCTCCACCTTTGTTTTTATATTTTACAAATTCTGCCATTAACATTTGTTCGGCTTGTGCTTCTCCTGCACCACCACCCATGTTTAAAAATGCTGGTTGTTGTCTTCTACTTTGACCAGCACCTGATCTTATATAATCTTCTTCATCTTCATCTAATGAACCACCCATTGCATAACCGGCTCTACCACCGTCAGCTGCATAAAAATTTTGACTAACATATTTTTTCTTAGGCATAAAATCTAAACCAACACCTGCATCACCTGCACCGCTGTAATAATTTCTAGCTCTTTGTGTAACTGCTGCCGGATCCATAGGATCAGAACCTGATGATTCTTCGTCATCACCTTTGCCACCCATAAAAGGAAGTGCTACACTTGCTCCAAGTAAACCACCTAATGCAATTTTACCTGGACTAAAACCACCATACTCTTTTGTCTCTTTATCATAGTTTCTAAATAAGTTTGAAAATTTACCTGCCTTCCCTTCTTTATTTAAAAAATTTTTACCTGCACCACCAATATATCTACCTAAGTTACCAAAACGAGACATACCTTGACCAGCAGTAAACATTCCTTTACCACCCATGAATCCAGCTCCACCTAATAAATAACCACCACCAGCTATCAAAGCCATCTTACCTAATGGACTCTTAGCAATTTTCTTAACACCACGGACAGCTTTCTTAATAAAACCACCTAAACCATAGGCTTGTCTAGGGTCATGAACCATCATACCCCGATTGTACATCTGTCTTGGTTGTTGCATTCTTGAAATTGCCATAAATTTATCCTTAGTCTATTCGTTTTACTTTGTTTCTGCAGACAAATCAAGAGGCGGCATAATAACTTTTACGTCCTGTGCCATCTCTTCTGCCTTATAACCCTTGGCTTCCCAGTCTTTTCTCTCCTTAAAAACCTCACCGGTCTTAAGGTGTCTATAAGTCTCTTCTACCTTAGCGTCATATACTTTCATTAATCCACCTTACTTTTGTTTATGTTTAAATAACTTATGGCTATATCAAATGAAGCTGTGTTACTTGACTGTATTGTAAAGGCATTACCACCTTCTACTATTAAAGGTTGGGTTAATAATTCTGTTGTAACATTAGCAGTAAGTGCTGCTGATTTAAGTGCTGTAATACTGTTATTGGTTACGGTTACTGTAGGTGTACCGGCAGATGTAACAAGTAGTGACTTAATAATTATAGTCTCATTTACTAAAGGATTACCTGCTCCAAATGGAACTAAAGCATTTCCTGTCGTATCATTATCTATACCTTTAAATTTGTATTGGTTTACTACTGCCATTATTCTAAAAAGAAACTCTTAGCTTCTATCTCCTGTTTTACTTCTTCTTGAAAAGAAGTATTTAATTTTGTAATAATACCATCAAGGTCTCTAACTAATGATTGAATATTTTTTTGTTCATATTCTTTAGCTGCTCTAGTTAATGATTGTACAATTTTTGCCATTAAAAAATACTTGCTAAGCCTCCATTTGCAAAAGCTTTAGCAAATTTAAGTTGTCCACCGTCTTTATTTAAACCAAAACTGTATTTAGAACCAGCATTATTAATGTAATTAGCTTCAATAGATTTATCTCCATCCATGTCTGCATAAGCACCTATACTAAAAGGTCCTTTATCATATGTAAACTCAGCACCTAAATTTTTATCTAATACATTGTTTGCATTTAAAACAGCTTGAAGTCTTCCCTTATCTGCCATCAATGCTTCAACACCATAAGGTATCTTATAATTACCTACTGATTTTGTTATAGTTGAAATATCTACAGGGTTATTATTAACCACTGACACTGGTGGGTTATCACTTGCGCCATTATTATTACCACCATCAAACTGTGAACCAGAATCATCACTTGGTTTATTACCACCTTCTCCTCCAGTATCTCCTGGTCCTGGAGCACTGGTACTAGTACCAAAATCATCTAACGACGCATCTGATCCGCCACCTTGAAAACCTATTCTACCACCTGTTTTATAGTTTACTCTGCCACCAAAAAAGTATCCGGCTCTACCGCCTCTTGCAAAATCATATGCAGCATTTTCTTGAGACTCTTGATTAGATACACTGCTAGAATTTTGATTATTATTACCACCTCTTCTTGATTCTCTATTAGTATCGTCAGAATCGTACTGAGGTGTATTTCCACCACCTTGATTATTATCATTTTTATTATTATTAGTAGTAGTAGCAGTTACAGTATTTTCATTGGGTCCTCGTGGCGTATAGTTTGGACTACCCTTCTTACCGCTATATTCGTCTGAGAAAGGATTATTTTTAGGATCACCTAATCTCATCTTACGAGCTATTTCTGCGTTTCTAATTTTTTGTTTTTGTTCTGCTCTAATTTGTTCATTCTTATCAAAAGTATCCAACGTCCCATCTAATAATTGATATTGTTTATAAGTTTTAAGTAAGTTTGGTTTGTCTGCTATATATGCTTCATAGTCCTTAAGGGTTTTTATTTTTGTGTCACCTCTTGTAATATTTTTCTTGCTTGAAAAATAATCATCAACTGTTTTTTGACTAATTCTACTAAAATTTTTTCCATCATATGTTTTCATTCCACCAGGCCCATCATACAGCAAACCTGCTCCTGCTAACGAATCATACATTGCTTTTTGTTGATCACTTAATCCTGCTATACCATAGCTAGGGCCACCGCCTTCTCCACTACCAAATTGACTAATTAATGAGGGAATAGCTGTTAAAGGATTTAACATACCTGCAGCTGTCATTGCAGATTTTGCCCAACTAGGGAGATTAGATGTTTTTTGTCTAAATGAACTCATCATCTTAGATAAAAAACCTTTTTTTTCTTCTTCTGTTCCAAGACTATCATACGCATTCTCAGAATAATTCATGTTAGGAGCATAGTCTTTTTCACCTACTTTTCTTCCCATTGCATCTACTAATTCATTTTCAGTTCCAGGAAAATAATCAGTCTGGTACATTCCAGCTGGAGCAGTCCCACCTGCTTTAACTAAAGCTTGTCTTGCTTGTTGAGAATCTGAACCTGATCTTGCAACTATATCGGCATATGTATTACCTGGACGTTGAACAGCCTCACCATAACCAAAAGCATTTCCTGCTGGATTAAAATTATTACCACTATTATTAAAAGCATTTGTATTTGTTATACCTTCACTTACTGGAGGTGGTACTGGTGCAACAGGTAATTGAAAAGGTTTTTGTAAAAATTCTTGTTTAGGTATATATAAAAAACCTTTATCTCGTATCTCTTGGTCAGTAGCCATTATCTCATTCCTCCTGGTGCAACGTCTAATCTAAATGTACCTAACTTCCAATCTTGATTAGACCCTGTGTTAGAAACTTTTAATGCAATAGACCTTGCTCTAATTCTGGTGCTTTTAAAAGTAGTTGTTGAATCAATTGGAAAATTTGTAGTGACGGGTGTACTATTAGGATAAGCTCTAGTTGTAAAACTAACTTGAGTGGTACCGGTTTGATTTATAAAATCTGGTATGAATCTGCTTATTCTCATAATATATTCGCCATCTCCTCTAAGGTCTGGTGTTCCCACAGCTTGACCTGTATTACTTCTTTTTTGAGTAATATCAAAATCACCTGATAATATGTTTGCTTGAATAGCTGTTACAACTCCCCCTGCATTTACTTGATCGGTCCCTGTTTCCTGATTATAGTATATAGTAATTCCATTAGTATTACCAGTAACATCAAAAGAATCATTATCTGTAGAGGTATAATATGTTGCATGTGGTCTGTTAAACACAGAAGAATCTTGCCATGCTGTTCTATCTAAACTACCTGTAGTCCATATAGGTTGCTTTATTGATGAATCTAAATAGTTATAAGTTACCACTCGATCCACTACATCAGAACCTTCACTACAATAAAACCAATTTATCTCGCCAAAAAGATTGTTTAAACCACAATTAATTAAATCACGAGATGTATCATTAATACTGTCATACACATAGTCTTCGACAAGACAAGGCATGGATTTTAATTGACCATCGTAAGTAAAGAAACCATTCTCGGACATCCAATAAGAAGCTCCATCAACTTCTACTGCTGCATTCTTACCAAACAGTCCACAGTTAGTCCCTACTTGTTCAAAAGAGAAAGTAAAAGGTGCCCCAACAAATCTCATCAAAAACAATGCAGTATCGGTCCATACATAAATTGCATCCCTACCTTTAATAGCTCCCATAATTTTAGAACCATCGGCTAATCTCTGTGTACCTGCTGTGTTTTCAGCTCGTACTGTATATGAATCAGTTTGATCTATACTCTCTTGATCAGAAAATCTAATAAACATATCATCTTTAGTACTAGGGTCTCCAACAGTTGTTTCTGTTCCAAAAAATACTAGGTGTCTGTCGGGAGTTGAAACTAGTACATGACGTGATGCTGTTGGTGCATTGGCAAGTAAAGTTGCTCTATTACTTGTTGCATTAGCTGCTGAAGCATCCCATTCAAAACATTTTCCATTATATATAAGTGCAATTAATTTTGTACCAAAATTATCTAATATCCATAAACCCGGATCAATAGTAAAATCAGAAGAAGCAGGAGCTCCCCATCCCGCATAACTAGTAACATTAGTTACCGTAGCTCCAGCATTGTGAGTAGTAGCAGTAGTCCCATCAATTCCTCTAGCTCCACCTGTTAAAGTATTTGTAGTTGTATTATTGTTTGTGTAACTAATAAATTCAGAACCTATCTGTATTGTCCCTGCTGCCGGAAACGCAGAAGAGCTAGATAATACAACCGTGGTTCCTGTTGTATTTGTTAAAGCTGTTTGTAAAGTTGTTGCTGATGGACCAATAGATGTACCACCAAATAAACCTGCACCCCAACCGAAACCCCCAAGTTGCTGTGCTGGTCCAACTGTGAAGTAACATAAAATAGATGTAGATCCTGCGTTTGTCACAGGTGTACCTGTTTCTGCAACCGCCATTGTAATTGTAAATGTTGTACCACTAGGCACAGAGGTAACCATAAATTTTTCATCTTCAAACGTAGTGTTTGTAAAAGTAGAACCACTTAATCCAGTAACTGAATCAAACAATACAATATCATCTTCTAACAAACCGTGATTGCCTGTACAAGTTACTGTAACTGTTTTTGAACTTGATGTACTTGTAAAATTAGCTCCTGTTAAAGTAACTCTAATAGGATGAATGTCATAATAAAGACCACCGGAGTATACATATAAGATTCTATTAGTTCCTATTGCTGCATATTTAATACCAGCATTATCGTCCCAATGATGAAGAGCTCTTGCTGCGCCCGTTAGTTTTGATTCTCCTAATTGTGCCCATCCGCCTATTTTTTCTGGTGAGCCATATCTAAAACGTACAAAGTCTCCATCAAACCATTGCCCTTCGGCACCTGTTTCTGTGACTTGTTTATTAAATCCTGGAGCAAAGCCTAATTTTTGTAACATATAAAAACCTGTTTATTAGGTGTTATATCAGATTGTATGTGATTTCAATAGGTTTTAAAGCAAGGGGATTTCGTGGTGGGTCCTCCCCCCGCAAGCCTAGTGTATAGACTATTTTTTAATTTTTGTCAACTTAGCACCCTTAAACCAAGCAGGTGCGCCAAGTAAAGGACGTTTGTCTAAGTAATTTTCTTTGGCTGCTTTAGAACTAGTTTTGTTATAATGTAAAAATACTTGTCCACAGTTTTTACCTTTAAATTCTTCTCGCCAATGTTCTAGATCACAACCAGAATAAATTAACATGTCACCTGGTTCAAGGTCTACTTTAACTCCTGCGCGACCTTGTTTTCCTGTAGGATCTAAATAGATTGGCCATGGTTCACCACCTAGATTTAACGTAGTAGATATTTCACATGAGTATCTATCTTTGTGTCTAGCTAGGACATCTCCTTCTTTGTATATTCTTGCATAAGAATATGTAGGACTTAACTTAATACCAGTGTGCTTTTCCATAACAGGTTTAACTTGTTGTAATAAAGTTTCCATTGCAATGTCACTATAGTGTGAATAAGTATTAGGTACTTGGCTATCATTCCATACACCAAAGTATTCTGTAAAAGGCGATAAATATTTTTGATCAAATAAAAATTTTGCAACTTCTCTTTTGTTTAAAAAATATTGATAAACAAATTTTGCTAACTCAGGTGAAATAGCTTTCTTTAATACTGTGTATTTATTTTTCTTGAACGACATTTAATACTCCTTTTGGTATTGCTTGACAGTTCCAATGTATAAATCTAAACGGATCATAACCAATATCAACGATGTATTGATGTGGCATATATGATGGAAAGAATATCATTCGACCTGGTTTAACTTGATAATTTATTGCTGAACTAGCATAAGTTATTTTTGATTTATCTAATTCGGGTAATAGATTCATTACATTTCCTGCACGTGGATCTTCAAATAATGGTAATGATGTTTTTTCACTAGCTTTTAAAAAATAAAAACCAGAGATGTGACCATTCCAATGCGTATGTAAAGTATGGTGTCCACCTCCTTTTTTAGCAAACTCTTGTACCCACATTTCTGTTGTAAATAATTGATGACCAGACATATCAAAACCCATTTCATTTAATAAATTATGTGAGGTTGCACCTATATAATTTTGTAATTCTGCAAAATTAGGATCACCAATTAAAGACGTTGAATGGAATACATGACCCATGTCTCCTTTATTACCAAATTTTTTATTACGTTCATCAATAGCTGGTTTTAATATTTTCTTTGATGCTTCTATATATTTGTCTGATGTTTTATTAATATTATCAACAAACTCTGGTGCATCTGCAAACCATATAGGACATTTAAAATAATCCTCTCTATTTAATTCAATAGGGTAAGTTACAGCTTTTGGTTTTTTTATTCTTTTATTCTTTTTTTTCATATTTATTCTTTATTGAAATGGGTACCCTAAATTCCAAATAACCAAACTGTTTCTTTCTCCACTTTTAACTGGACATACTCTATGCCATACAAATGAAGGAAATACAACTAGGGATCCTTTAGGTAAAATTTCAGTGCATTTTCTTACATTACGTTTTTTATCTGGATCCATATTTCTAAAATCAAATTCTAACTCACCACCTTTATAATCTTTTGGATCTGATAAAGTAACCGTTACAGATAATTTTCTAATTTTTCCGTGCGATGGATCACCTTGTTGTCGTTGATAAGGTTGATCCCAACTATCGCAATGCCAATCATAATACTGGCCTTTTTTATATTTTGTAAATTGACAAGACTCACTAAAGTCCCAATTAAAATTCCAACCCGCTGATGCATTTGCTTGGTGTATGTAAGGTTGAATTTCTTTATAAACCCATCTATCTTTCATCCAAACAATATCTGAATCTCTTTTCTTTTTTAAATTTATAATTTGTTTTTTATTTAATTTTTTATTACCTAGTCCACCGGTAACTGCCATTTGTTCTTGAAGTTGTTTTCCGTATTTAGAAATATCATCACAGATACGTTCTGGAATGGCTGATTTAAAATACCAATAATAGTTTGTTAAATTCATATATGTCTTTATGAAAATATTATAAATGTTTTTAACTTACTGTCAAGGCACCGGTAACTGTAAATGTAGCTAATTTATTTCCACCTGGATGAGTAGATGTTGAATTAGTTCCGGGACTAACACTAAATGTTACACCACTTGGTCCTCTAATAATAACAATACCAGATCCTCCTGTAGCACCTGTTCCACCAGATTGGCCTCCACCACCACCACCGCCACCGACGTTAACAGTACCATTGGTTCCATTTCTAGTGTTGTTAGATTGTGGTCCATAACCACCTCTACCACCACCACCGCTTCCACCTGCGTTTGCACTAGGTGCACAAAAAGCACCACCACCGCCACCACCTGAATACACTGTACATGAATTATTAATATTGTTTGTAACACCTGCTCCACCTGCTCCCCAAGAACCGGGTGCATTTGGTGAACCTGCTGCACTAGCACCACCCCCGCCACCACCTCTATCAGTTGGTGCGGAAGGATTTGTGTTTACTCCAGCTCCACCTGGAAAACCTTGAATTTTTATTGTTGCGGGTTTATTACCTTTTCCTGTTGCCAGATTAGCTCCTCTTGCAGAACCGGGTCCACCACCTGATCCTCCTTGATTACCAACATTACCAATAGGTTTTCCAGCACCCCCACCAGTTGAAAAAACTTGAGTTGTTGTACTATCACCTACAACAGAATCAGCTCCATCGGTGTTTCTTGCACCAGCTCCGCCAACTGTTATAGGTATTGCTACACCATCTGTAAATACTGTTAGTGCTGTTCCTCTTTGTGGACTTGGTCCATAACCAGAAGCTCTATAACCACCTCCGCCACCACCTCCAGCAAGATCTGGTCCAGCACCACCACCTCCAGCTACTACTAAATAATCTAATGTAAATGATGGTAAAGAAGAACCATCGGGCCATATTCCTTGGCTCTTAGCTTGAAACTGACTTTGCATTGAAAACACACCACTTGCTTTATTTAATTCTTTTATTACTACCGCTCCTGGTCCACCACCGCCACCTACAGAAGCAGGATTACCATTTGCTCCACCACCTCCACCACCAAATCCAAAAGCTGCATCACCACCTATAGAACAACATCCACCCGGTCCACCACCACCTGCTCCACCGGCTCCAACTGATCCAGACACTGAATTTACATAACCTGTTCCACCACCGCCACCACCGCCAAAAGTTCCTGCACCTGTAAAACTTGGACTTATATCAACTCCCGCACCACCTGCTCCACCACCTCCACCGGGAGGTGCAGTTCCTGCAGCCCCTACAGCATTAGCTCCACCACCAGCACCGCCAGAAGTATCTCCGTTTTGATTAGCTAAACCACCAGCATTTCCTTGAGGAGGAGTTGTTGGAGGTGTGTTTCCTGCTCCAACGGCATCACCCATAAAAGCTCCACCACCAGAACCACCATCGTTTCCACCACCTGCATCATTTCCACCACCCGCACCACCACCTGCTGAAGTAATATCTCCTGCTATTGAATCTCCACCTACAGCACCATTGTTAGCACCGCCTGATGCGCCACCAGCACCACCAGCACCGACAGTTACACTTATTTCGTTTGAAATTAAATCTATGCTATCTGTTGTTCTTAAACCACCTGCACCACCACCTCCAGTAGCGTATGTACCATTTGCTCCACCACCTGCTCCACCTGCAATAACAGCAGCGGCAACAGCTCTTGTTCCTGATAAAAGTGAAAATGTACCTGATGCAGTTATAGTAGTAACTTTATTTTTTCCAAAAGAAGTCTTGTTACTCTTACCGATTATTCCGCCGTTTGCTGAGCCTGATGGACTAGCCATATCTTAGTTCTCCTTATGCGGATACCCAAGCTAACGCTGACGCATCCCAATTGAAATTATTTACTGGATCTGAATTATCTGTTGCAGTCCATTTTAAATTTTCTTCGTTCCAAGAAATTATTTTATCTGTTATATCTGTTGGATAAGTTACTGGTGATTGCCAATCATCATTGGCATCTAGTAACCACGAAGCATAAGGTTGTGGACTTAAAAATTTATCTTTTGCAGTGTTATAAGTATAACCTTTGCCTGCATATTGTTTTCTAAAATTATTATTGTAAGAAGTTTGTTTCCAAACTCCACCTTTAAAAAAGTTAATACACCATGTTTCACCATCAACGTGCATGTCTGAAGGAACACAATCGTTTCCTACAACTACAACTCTTTCAACTACTTGATGAGTATCAGTTGTGTGTCCTGTTGGATCTGGTTTTGTTTTTAATTCTGCGAAATGTGCCATGTTTATATCTCCTTAGTGTTTTATATATATTTTAATTTTAACTTATTGTCAATGTACCACTAACTATAAATTTAGCTATTTTATCTCCGCCTGGATGAGTGCTAAGTGTATTACAACCTGGCCCTACTGCAAAAGTAACAGCACTAGGTGCTCTAATTACTGCAATACCCGAACCTCCTGAAGTTTGAGAAAGGTTATTATCTCCACCTGCTCCACCTCCAGTATTTACAGTACCATCTGTTGCGGTTAGAGGAGGACCACTGTTAGGTCCATCAGGGTTATAAACACCACCGACTCCACCACCACCAGCACCAGCAACCCCACCTTTTCCAGTTATATAAGAACTTCCACCTCCACCACCAGCGTAAGAAGTATCTGGTCCTAAAATTGTATTAGGTGCACCAGCTCCACCGGCCCCACCTTGTCCTGCAGCAGGAGTACCAGGAAAACTTGGACTTATGTTTGTAGCATTTCCTCCATTTGCTGTAGCTCCACCACCACCACCAGCAGCTGCAGTTCCAGGTAAACCTGAAGAACCTTGAAGTCCTGTACCACCTGGATTACCTTGGGATGGACTTGTTGAAGGAGTATTACCCGCACCAAAATTATTATCAGGTTGGTTAAAAGGTGTAGCACCACCACCTGATCCACCGGCAGCAGCAGGACCTCCTGGTGATCCACCATAACCACCACCATTAGATGTTATTGGTGTTGGAAAACCTAGTACTGAATTTTGTCCATTTGCTCCGCCAGCACCACCGCCTCCAATCGTAACATCATATGTGCCTGTTTTTAAATCTGTTATACCTGATCCTTGTAAAGGACCCGGTCCAAAACCAGTTGCTCTATATCCGCCTGCTCCACCACCACCACCATAGTGAGAACTTGCATTTCCACCACCACCAGCAACTAACATATAGTTCACAGTAGCGTTTAAAAATAATGATCCATCAGGCCACAATCCATTTGATACTTGATCATAAACTGAGTTCATACTAAATACTCCTGAAGCTTTACTTAATTCTTTTACTACGACAACTCCTGAACCACCATTACCAGCTTTTGTTGTTGGGCTACTAGTTTGTCCTGCAACTCCACCACCGCCACTACCAGTGTTAACTACTCCTGCACCTGCTTGAGTACCAGGTTGATTGTTTCCTCCACCAACTCCACCACCGCCAGATCCACCAGGACCTATTTTAGAATTAGTATAATTTCCACCACCTCCGCCACCTGCAAAAACTCCACAAACACCTGATGATGTTCCAAAAGAACTATTTAAATTTTTTCCTGCACCACCCACACCTGATTTATCTGTTCCCGCATAACTTCCAACTCCTCCAACAGCTCCAGCTCCGCCACCACCACCAGAATATAAATTACTTGCTGAACAAGAAGCACCACCTGCAAAACCAAAACCATTACTTCCAGAAATACCAGGTTGAGGGGCTTGTGTTGTACTTCCTCCATTTTGAGGTGTACTAGGTCCAGGAGGATAATAAGATGCAGCACCACCACCTGATCCACCAGGTTGAGCTACTTCTACAGGACCAGGATCATTTCCTGGACCACCTAAACCACCACCGCCGCCACCACCTTTAGCTGTGACTGTTCCACCTTCAATAACAAAAGTTGAGTCTGCTCCGTTTGTACCTTGATTATTTCCTGGAGAAAAAGGAGCTGTTCCTCCTGCTCCAATTACTACCGCACCTAGTGCTGTAGCTCCGGTAATAGAAATATTTTGTCTATAAACTACACCACCTGCTCCACCACCACCTCCAACATTATTACCACCAGATCCACCACCTGCAATAACTGCATAATCAATTAGTGTTGTACCAGGTTGTGTTGTTACTGCGCTTGATGAATTTGATGTTTTAGTAGTAATTTTATTACCACCTAGTGATATAGTGTTGACTGGTCCGATAATTCCGCCATTTGCCATAGCTAATTACCCCCTATGCGTCGTCTAATACTTCGTATGAAATAAATAAATCTAAATCAGACGCTGCACTAGCTCCACCTTTAAGAATGTCACCTTCCATTAGATATATTGGTGTGTCTGATAATACTAACGTTGCGTCAGCGGGGACCGAAACTGTTTTTGCTAAGTACACTGTTGCACTTGCTCCTGTTGGTGTAATCCCATCTGCACCTGCAGTTGTTAAACCGTCAACAAATAATGAAACATTTGCTGCGTTTGTACCATCAACATTGGCAACTGTAATTCTATTTATTTTTACAATTTTTTCTGCAGCTACTGTCATTAAAGTTGTAGTTGCTGTAGCGGATAGGTTCCAACCTAAGTTACCACCTAAAATATTTGTTACTGCTACTATATTTGGGTTTGCCATAATTTATTTCCTATATTTGTTTTTTACCCGAAAATCATTGCCATTGCAATAGCTTTTCCTGTTGTTATTCCTGCATCTGCAAAAGATAATTGACCTACTCCTGTTGTTCCTGAACCTGATACAGAAGCTACTTTTAAAAACTTATCTGCTGTTACATTTCCTGTTGGAAATTTAAGCTCATAAGACTGATTAGCTGAGTGTGCAGGTGACGTAAGTTTAATACCATGACTATTAGATTCACAATTTAGTCTAATAGAAGCGGGGTTATTATTACCCCTAACAGTTACAAGACCTGTGCCTTTAGCTAATAAATCTAAATCAACATTAGTTTCGCCTGTTGCTGATAATCTTGGTGCATTGCCTGATGCTGCGTTAGCTATTGTAAATTCATTTACTGCTGAACTGGTAGCAGTTAGTAAAGCTAATTCGTTTCCATTAGTGTCTGCAATTTTTGTTCCAATTACAGGACTAGTTAAAGTTTTATTTGTTAGAGTCTGTGTTCCTGTAAGAGTTACATCTCCAGCTGACCCTACGGTCGCCTCATAAACTCCAGTGTTAGTTGCCACACCATCTACATAAATAACTTTCCAAGTTTTATCAGTAGTTGCCCAGGTGACTGTTGCGCCTGAACCTGATGCAGCTTTTAGTTGTAATGTTTCTGCATTAGTAGTGCTATTTTTAATAAAATAAAAATTTTCTGTAAGAAGAGGGACTGTTAAAATTCTTGATCCTGTAAGAGCACCGGTTAATTCTATAACTCTTTGTTGAGCTGTACCTGTTAAAGCACCATCGGCTATTGTTAAAGCTGTAGTCCCCGATCCTGCAACTGCTAAAGATAAATATCCACCTGTAAGTTGTTCTACAAGACTTAAGTTAGCGTTAGTTTTTGTTCCCCAAGTACCAGCGTTTTCGCCGGTTGCCATTAGCTCTAAGCCAAGATCCGTAAAAGTTGATGCCATAATTTTGTTCTCCTAAGCTACGTGTGTTACATCTGTATACGATGTTTCGCCTACAACGTCAACATCAGAATAATT